AGTGCGGCGGCACCGGCCAGAACCCGACGGGCAGCCCCAGCCCGTTCCGCTCCTTGACCCAGAACGCCTCGCCTACCAAGTCGAGGTGGATCTGCGTCGTTCGCACCAGCGCCGGTCCTACCAAGTACTCGTTGCTGTTGGCGAGCGCGTCGAGGAGTGGATGCGCCGCGAGCGGTTCCAGCTCGCCGCCTTCGGCCAGCTGCTTGATCAGCGCCACGCGCTCCGGCCCGGCGGCCCGCTGGACGATGCGGTTGCGCTGCCGGTTGGTCGGTGCGTAGAGCTGCCACTGCGTCGTCGCCACCGACTGCGCGATGCGCGCGCTCACGGCCCGCAGCCACGGCAGCGAGCTATAGCCTTCCAGGATCTGCTTGGTGCCGCGCGGCGACGGCGCCCCGGCCGTCCCCGGATACAGCCCCGCCAGCAGGCTGTACGCCTGCGTCGCCGACTGCTCGGTGTAGAGACCGATCAGCGCTTTCGCCGCGAGGCGCAGCCGCGTGCCGAATGCGAGGGACGCCATGTCGTGCTCCTGTTCTGTCCGAGGCGGGTCGGGCCGTCGCCGTCGCCGCGCGGTCCTGCGGGTATTATAGCCGGTCCGCCTACGGCCACCGCTCAATCATCACGTAGTGCTCCTCGACCACGCGCGTCCCGTCGTGGCGCCGCGTCGTGCACACTTCCACGTCGGACGCCTTCCCGGAGCAGTCACACCCCTCGACCCACACCGCCAGTTCGCCCGGCAGCTCGGCGAGCTTCGCCCGCACCTCCGCCACCGTCAACGCCCGTGGCTCGACTACCTCATCGCCCACGCTCATCCTCCCGTTGCCCGCGCGCCCCCGTCACGCCGAGTGCCCCGACGTTGTCCGCAATCATCATGGCGAAGTTCGCCACGTCCGCGCACTCCAGCCGCACGGCATCCACAGCCCTCGCTACCGGCGCCGCCCCCGTCTCCTCGTAGGCGCCGACGGCCGCGCGCCACTGCTTCAGCGCCGCCAGCAGCTCCTGCGCCTCTTGGACGAGCCGCTCTGCCAGATAGCCCACCGGCTGGTCGCCCCAGTGCGGCTTGCGGTCGTTCGCGCGCAGCTTCGCCTCCATCAGCACCGCGAACGCCATCACGCTCGGCCGCGCCCCGGACGCGAGCGCCGCCGCCGGGCGCGCTGCGAGCCGCGCCGTCCCGTCTGGATCCACGTCGTCGCCTGCCATCACACCTCCGATGGTCGGTACGCACTGACCGGCCGGACCTGCCCGAGCCACGCCCCGCACGTCGAGCAGAGAAACGAGTTGTAGCCGTCATCGACGCCGTGCTTGCCATGCTCCGGGCACCGCTCGCCCCGGCCGCCGACCGGGTGCCCCGGACGCGACCGATCCAGCTCCATCGACCGGAACCACCAACTGACCTTCACCGTCGCGCGCCCGGCCCCGCCCATCGCCCCCCTCCTCCTAACCGGTTAGGTACGCCCGGCCTCCCCTGCGCCTCTAGGAACGGCCGACCGCCACCCCCTACCCCTACCCCGCCCCCCGGCGTCTGCGCCGCCCTACGGCCCGGCTAGGCCGTCAGGCGCGCCCGTTTTCAGTCGTCCCCGGCCCGGCCGTCGGCGCCGATGCGGACGGCCCGCCGCACGGCGCTGAGCGGGTCGGCTCCCGCTCCCGACGGGAACACCTGTTGCATCACGTCGAGCACGCGCATCACGACCCGCAGCGCCTCGGCGACGCTCATCCCGCCGCACCGCTCGGCATACGCCTCAGCCACGCGGACCATGTTGGTGAACGCCTCGATCTCCTGATCATTCGGCATCGCTACCTCCGCCCGCCGCCGCTCGGCCAGTAAACGCCCTCGGTCCGGATCCGGTCCGTCACCACCTTGGCGGCTGCCGCCTTCCGCTCGGCTTCGCGCTGTTGCGTCTTCGCCGCGTCCTCAACCTTCGGCTCGTTGCCCGTCACAATCGCCAGGTCACTCACGCCGCCGCCCGTCGCGGCCCGGTACGCCAGCGCGCACGCTACGAACTCGTCCGGCGGATGCCCGGTCCCGTACAGGTCCGCGTTCGTCAGATACCGGTGCGCGTCCACCCACGGGCGGCTCCGAGGCGCGAGGACGCTGCCGCTCTCGACGGCCTTGATGTAGCGCGAGAACAGCCGGATGCGCGCCGGTCCCTGCCACGTCCGGAAGTGCTCGACCTCGTCGCCCGTCAAGTGCTCGCCGACGGCCTCACCCACGCCGTTCGCATCATGCGAGGCCGGGCCGCCGTAGTCGCGCTGGCGCTCGTTCAACGTCTCGGCCATCACGTAGTACGGCCGCCGCCGATCCCGGTAGAGCGCCACGAACCGCATCGGCTTCACGTCGGTCCGCAGCGTGGCCGTGGCGCTGTAGTCCGTCCGCTTGCCCCAGTCGCTGCCGTGCGCGTAGGTCGCGCCGCCAACCGGCTCCTCCCACCGCTCCTCGACGCCGGGCTTGCCGTCGGACTCCGGCCCCCGGAACATCCCGGCCACGGCCTCGCGGACGATGGCGAGTCCTTCAGCCGTCGGCTCCTGTAGCTCGACCTCCGTCAGCCACATCGCCTCGGTCATCTCCGTCCGCTTGCGCGCGACCTCCGAGGCGAGCAGCCAGCCGTGCGGCTCCAGCGTCTCGCGGTAGCAGAACTCGTAGACCGGCCAGTGCTTCTCCTGCGCCATCTTTAGGACGGCCGTCATAGTCCCGTCCGGATACTGATGCGTCGAACTGATGACGGTCCGCGCTGCGATGCCGCGCGCCGAGAGCGTCTGCCCCATGGCCGCCTCGAAGATGTCGAGCGGCATCTCGTCGACCTCGTCCAGTAGCAACGCCTGTGGGTGCGGTGACCGGACGCTGCGCTGGCTAGCCGTGAGCGCCTCGACCTCATTGCCGAAGGCGAACTCGGTGCGCATCCGGCCCGGCTCCGACCGCAGCACGTCGCGCGGCGCGTTCGGGGCGTTCCAGAACTGGCGCATCGCCCGCAACACCCGCTGCGACTGGCCACCGCTTCCACCCAACACCGTCACGTCGGCCCGCAGGACCGTCCCGAGGACCGTCGCCAGCAGGCCCAGTAGGAACGTCTTGCCGCCGAACCCCCGGCTAGCCTTGATGACGATGACCGGGGCCGTCGCGAAGTAGGCGGCGCAGAACGCCTCCCACGGCGCCCGGTGATGCGGGCAGACGCGCGCGCTCGGGACGCGCACGCCGAACGTCGCCCAGAGGTAGTCCGCGAGATCGCGCTCAGCCGTGATCTGGCGGGCCGCCGTTGCCGTTGCCGCCGGTTCCGGGACGGCTAGCATCTGGGCGAAGGTGTGGACCAAGGAGGCCCACGAATCGTCGGTGGAACTCTCGCCGTTCATCATCGGTCTTCAGGAACTCCCGCGTCAACGCGGCCAACTGCGCCAGCACGACCGCGACGCGCGCCGCCGGGATCAGGTCACCCGTCTCCACGAGCAGCCGCCGGTACGTCGCCACCAACCGCCCGCGCCGCTCCAACACCCGCCCGACTTCCTCGCGCGCCATCGCCTGCGCCGCGCCGCCTGCCATGACGCCGATGGCCGTCCTCACCAGCCCGCGCATCTCCCGGACGCCAGGCACCTCGACGGCCGTGCGGAGGATGGCCCCGGCCTCGGCCCAGGCCGCTGCCGATTCGCCCGTCTCCAGCGACCGGGCCGCCTCGCCCTTCAGCACTTCCATCAGCGCGATGTCCGGCCGGAGGTCGAGCAGCCGCTCGTCGGCCATGTGCCGCTCGAACTGCTCGTAGACGCGCGGCGTGAGGTAGGCGTGTTGCGGGCGGACCGTCTTGCCGTTCTTATAGTTCCAGTGGTCCGGGCCGAAGCGTGTCATGCCCCCGTGGAGCCGACACCGGGTCCGGCCGGGCACCGGGCGCTGCTTGCAGAACTTGGTCTTGTTCCGGACGCGCGCACCGCACCGGCCAGGGATCGGCTCCTCGGAACCGCTCGTCAGGCACGGCGGGCGCTTGGGCGTGTAGGCCACGAGGGTATTTTACTACCGACGCCTATAGGATACGGGCACGGCTCCCAGCGTCATCGGCAGTCTTCCGGCTGCGCCACGACGAAGCCACCCTGCGATGACGTCAGGTAGCAGGCGCCCTTCGGTGACCGGCACGTGATAATCTGGTACCCGGCGACGATAGCAACCCCTCGGCAGGCCCAGCCCGTCGGCGGCGGCGACGCGACGAGGTCGCGGGTAAGCAGGAATACCCCCACCGCCGCCGCGTATACGGCTCCCACGACTACCCAGGTATAACGCATGCTTCCTCCCCGCCCTGCGCCCTCGGATCCTGCGCTTCGTTGTGCGCATTCGTCGCCGGGACAAGGACCGCCCCGTTGTTGAGGATGTAGGCCCACGACCACGGCTCTGCGCCCATCACATACAACGCGAACCGAATCTCCCCCGTGGGGAGTTCAGGATGCTGCGTGTCTCGGAGAATCCGCTGCACCGCTTCAGCGATCTCGCGTTTCTGCCTGACCGAGAACATCATGCCTCCTTATCCAGCGCCTCGCGCAGCGCCTGCATCGCACGGAACAGGTCATCCGTCGTTCCAAAGACGATCTGGAAGTCGTACTCATCCAGCGTCGTCAGCAACGCCTTCGCAGCGGCGCGGACACGCTCGTGGCTCTCCGCCATCTGCTCCGTCTCCTCCAAGTGCTCCCCGGCCAGCTGGAGCAGCGCGTAGTCGACCTTGTAGCGGTCGTAGTCGGTCGTGGGGGCTGGCGCGAGGGCCACGGGCTGCGCCTGCGACCGCAACACTTCGCTCCGCAGCACCCTCGCGGCCTCGATAACTACGCTGCCATCAGCGTGTTCGGCATCGAGCGTGTCAGGGTCCAAGAGCTTGAGTGCCTTGGCGACGTGGTCGTGGTCACTCATCGCGCCTCCTCCGTTCGGGCTTCATGTCCACCCACGCCGTCGCCACCGCATAGGCGATGATCGCGGTCAGCACGACCGCCCAGAAGACCAGCCAGACGATCCAACATCCTGTCGCGATGGCCGCGCCCAGTTGGTCACTCATCGCGTCTCCTTCGGCTCCGCGTCGAGGGCGTCCATCTTCTGCTTCACCACCGAGAACGCCAGTCCCCAATTCGCCGTGCCGAGGCTCGGGCTGGGAAGTCCAGCGGACGCCACTGGCAACCACGTCCGCAGCACGGTCCACTTCTCCCGCTGCCACTTGACCTCTAGGGCCAGCACTTTCCCCGCCTCGATCAGTGTCTCAGCGGAGTAGCACTCCTCCGTAATGGTCGCGTAGCACGCTAGGGCTTCATCGGGGGTCATGGTTTCTCCTCCGCGTCGAGGGCGTCCATCTTCCCGACCGCCGCCAGCGAATACGCATCACCGGACTGCAACAACCACGCCCGCAGCCGCGCCCACTTCTCCCGCGACCGCTCGACTTCCTTGGCCAACACGTTCGCCGCCGTGGAGTAACACATCTCCACGTTCATGTCAAAGCAGGACGACTTCAGTTCGCCGCGCACGAACCGCAGGGCTTCGTCAGGGGTCATGGCGTCTCCTCCGCGCCCCGCGTAGTCTTCCTTGGGCCGGTCTTCCATGTCCGCGCATCGTGGAGTTCCTGCCGAAGCCGTGCCACCTCCGTGGGGGCGCGAGAGGCCAGCGTCGTATCATCGTCGCCCTCGTCAGGTTCGGCTCCGGTTAGGCGGTAGCACTCGGCGAGTTGGGCCACCGCCCGGCCCCGCTCAGTCCGCACCTCGTCCAGCGCGGCGAGGAGCACGCGCAGGTTATCAGGGGATACCACCGCGTCGGCGTCGTTCACGACCGCCTCTGCCATCGCCCCACGGACGTCGCGCTCGGCGCGTTCCTGTTCTGGGGTCACTTGTTCACCCGCCTGTTCCACGCCTGCCGACAGGCGATGACCTCTTGCCCCCACCGGAGAGAACCCGCCAATACCCGCGATACCGACGCCCCGCAGTCGGGGCAGGCGATCACCAGCGAGTTGTCCGCAATGTACTCCCATGCCTTCTGCCCGCAGAACGGGCAGGGCAGCAGGGGTTCACGGTCCTCGGGGGTCATCACCGCTCCCCCTTCCGTGCCGCCCGGATCTTGCGGACCTCCACGCGCAGCCCTTGCTGCTTCAGCATGGCGAGGCAGGCATCGCAGAGCGACATCGATCCTCGCTGCCCGTCCTCGCCCGCGACCGCCTCCGTGACGATCACCGTGGGTGTCGCCGTGCAACGCACGAAGGCCCGAGGCCCGAGCGTCATGAACGACCCCTCGCGGATCTCAGCTTGACAGCGGGCCGGATCCGGCGGAATGAGCGGCGTCATCGCTGCTCCTTCCGCCAGAACATGAGTAGCCGTCGCCGAGACACCGGGCGGCTCGACTGCGCGGCAACCGCCGCCGCGAGCGCGAGGCCCGTGAGGTTGACATCCGGGTTCGCCGCCTGCGCCACCACGGTCGCCTCGACCAGTTCGTTCCAGTCGGCCCCCGTGACGACTTCACCCTGCATCTTGATCAGCCGATGCGGACGGGGCGCGTCCCCCGGCTTCGGGCCGGTGGTCTTCATGATGCCCGCCGCGCAGAGGCCGTCGCCCACCTCCGTCATCGTGCGGCGGTCGAAGTGGACGTGATCCGGCTCCAGCTGCCCCCACCGGGACTCCTCAACGAGAACTTCAGACATCGCCGCCTTCCTTCCTTCGCTCAGCATCGCGCTACTCCGTCGGATCATCGACCGGATGCGCGACGGCCGGATCACACGGGCACGCCTCGTAACACCCGAAGCGGTGCTCCTCGCGCCCCGGCAGCGGACCCTCCATCCACGGCGGCACCGGGCCGCCCAGCGCCTTCCACGCCACGTAGCTGCGCGCCCCGATTCCGGCGGCAACGAGATCACCGGGCGGCAGTCGGTGCGCGTCACACGCCGCATATCCGACGACGGCTCCGGCGTCAACGCCGTTCAATGCCCGACTGCGGCTCAGCAACTCGACCGCCACGGCCAATACGAACACCTGCTGCGTTGTCATGCGCCCCTCCCTCCGTTACTTGCCTGCCCACCTCCCGATCTCGACGGCGACAGCGATGCCGAAAGCTGCCCCAACCGCAAACCCCACGGCGACGAACGTCAGCTCTACCACGGCCTAACCGGTTAAACGTGCGTTGCGGCATGCTCGCGCGCAATCCGGCGGAGGTCGCCGGGCCGCTTCGCCGTCACCCGCATGCCGCACTGCGCGCACGTCCACGTAGCGTTGCGCCGCTTCGTCAACTCCCGCTCAGAGAGTTCCGGCGTCAGCACGACGGCGCGCGCCGGAACTGCCCGCTCAACCTTGCGCCCCATGTCTACGCCTCCGCTCCAGTCGTCACCGTTCGTCGCCCGACGCGATCAGCTTCGGCATCCGCACCAGCTCGCCGCTCACGACGCGCTGGCGCGACCGGATCCGGCGCGCCCGCTTCCAGTTCACGGTCCAGTCATCGCCGCGCTGGTCGAACACGAGCCGCGACGCATGGGCTGCCGCCAACAGCACCATGTCGCAGCCCTGATCCGTGACCCAGCCCGGCGGCGGCATCCCGCCCATCTCAACCGGCAACGGATGGCACGGCCCGGCTTCGTACCGCCGACGATGACCCGGCATGATTGCCGTCGGATCCTTGCCTTCACGCAGCGCATCAACGGCCCGCTGTAACCGCTGCCCTACGGCATTCAGTAACCGTCTCAACATGACTTCCTCCTCGCTTCAAGCGTCACCATCCAGAAGCGCCCGCGACGGCTCGCCCCCACCCAACGGTAGCCCGCCCGAAGGAAGGCGCGCATGCTAGCGCAGTTATCGATGCGGATCTCCGCGCGGCAGCGCCGGTAACACCTCAGCGCCTTGCGCGTCCCGAGGCGGATGACCTGCGCCGCCAGCCCCTTGCCCTGCTGGGCCGGGCAGAGCAGGACGGACACCGCCGCCTCGTCTCCGACCCCGTCAGCGCGCCAGTATCCGGCCGGGCCTCCGACCGATACGATCCAGACATCGCACCCATGGACTTCCCACCATCGTCTGTGCTCGCGCGCTCCGATGACGCGCGTCGACAACGACATCGCCCGCGCGCCGGGATGGTTCCGCCACTCCCGGATCAGTTCTGCTTCGTCATAGGACGCCCGGCGCAACGTGATCATCGCGCCCTCCACAGTGACCCGAACGCAACTGTCGGAGTGCCTGCCGCGCCCGCTTCCAACTCGGCCTTGCACGGCCCCCACCCGTCCAGCGGCACTCGGTCCGCCGCCGCAACCACTTCTTCCAGATGCGCGAGGCTCCCGGCCCCGAACACCACGTAGTCGGCGCCACTCTCATCCAGCGCATACCACAGCGCCGCTTCAACCGGCGTAACCCCGTAGTGGCGGCACGTCGGCTCCAAGATGCGCCCGTAGAACCGCGCGGCGACGTCGGCCGCCGTATCGTCTGCCGGGTCGCCGCTTTCCCGATACTCACCGTTCGTCAGAATACCCTGCGCGAACGGGCAGCGGGCGAACGTCATCAGCCCGTCCAGCGATGCGCACTTCAAGGCGACACGGCTCCGTGTATCCAGTAGCGAGAACGGCGCCTGCACGACCGTGAGCCGTGCCCGGCTCACAGCATCGACCTCGACCGGATCGTAGACCGACGCCCCGGCCCGCGCCGGTACGTTGGCGCACACGTCCTTCCACTCCTCCATGAAGCCCGCATCTGCCAGCTGCGCCTCCGATGGATTGTGGAGCAGCGCGGCGTCCGGATGGAGCCATTCGACGTAGCGCATCGCCTGCGCCGCGAAGTGCGGCGCCAACTTCGTCACCACGCGCACGTCCCGTAGGCTCACGGCTCCGGCTTCGATGTAGTGCTCGGCGTCGCCGTAGGCGGACCCGGTATCGAGCCACGGGATCCCGACGTCTACGGCCATGCGTACGAGGCTCATCCGCTCGCGAACGTTCGGGCGCGACACTGAGCCGAGGCCGTACCACGGCATTCCGACCTTGGCCGTCCCGAAGCAGAGCTGCTTGACGCGGCTCATGTCTTGATCTCCTCGAACGCCTCCTGCGCGCACCGCAGCACGGCATCCACGTGTTCCTTCGTGTGCGCATACGAGACGTTCACGCACTCCGGATGCCAGAGCACACTGCGTGCCGCCATCTGCGCCGAGAACCGCCGCCCGAGGTCCGGGTCCGTGAACCGCATACGCTGGTGAACGAAGGCGCCCTCGCACTCAACGCGCACTTCACCCGCGTCATCGTTGAACGCATCCGCGAGCTTCCACAAGCCGCGCGCCAGATGCTCGCCGACGGCCCAGAGCCGCTCAATCACCGGCTCGCTCTCGTAGACGGCCAGCGTGTCATCCACGGCCGCGAGTGACGCTGCGTCTCCGCTATAGGTGCCGGATACTTGCTGGCCGTGCGCGTCGAGCGGATCGTTGCCGACCACGCACGCGATGGGCGCTCCGTTGGCGATGGCCTTCCCAAAACACGCGAGGTCCGGCGTGACGCCGAAGTACTCTGCCCCGCCGCCCTTCCGCCACCGGCCGCCGTAGATCATCTCGTCGAGGATCATGAGTGCGCCGCGCTCGCTACACCACGCGCGGACGTCCACCATCTGCCCCAACGTCGTCGCGCGCCAGCGCGCCGGTTCTACCAGCACGGCGGCCACGTTCTTCTCACCGATCCGCGCCACCGCCGCCAGGAGATCATCGAGGTCGCCGTACTTGTAGACGGCGATCCCTTGCGTATAGGCGCACGGCACGCCGTTCGGCCACACGTCATCGGCGCCCCACCGGAACATCTGCGAACCGCTGACGCGGCCCAGCCCGTTATAACTGGCTGCCATCCAGTCATGCCAGCCATGGTAGGCGCTATCAGCCACGAGGACGGCGGGCCGCCGCGTCCACGCCCGCGCAATCATCACGGCTGCCTGTAGCGCCTCACTACCGGTCTTGACGAACCGGCAGCGTGACGCCCACGGCGCGCACACGCGCAGCAACCGCTCAGCCGCCTCCGCCTCCAGCGGACTCGGCAGCGAGTAGACCCACCCGCGCGCCACCTCGCGCGATGCCCGGATCGGCCGCGCGCCGTAGCCGAGACTGATCGCCCCGAGCGCGCACACCATGTCGATCATCGACGTGCCGTCAACCGTCTCAATCATCGCGCCGTGCCCGCCGACGGCGTAGAGTGGCCCCGAGCCGACCGGGTAGTACCGCCCCGGCGCCTTGGACCGCGTGAGCGACCGGCCCGGAATGACCACGGCCCGGTCATGACACCGCTGCGATTGCTCCCACATCAGCGCGCCCCTCCTCCATCCGGTTTGTGAACACCGGCACCCACCATGACTCGCCGCCGAACCCGGCCTTGTGGAAGGCAATAGCCTGCGCCTTGGCGTCGTCCTCGGGCCGCGCCTCCCATCCGACCTCGTAGTAGTGCGCCCAACCTCCGTCGCGTAGCCGACGCATCGCATCCCAGTGCAGCAGGTGGTTCACGTTCGGCTCGACGGACCGCCCGTGTCCGTAGTACGCCCAGCCCTTCCACCGGTAGATCGCGATAGCCCCGGCTAGCCTCCGCTCGTGCGTCCACGCACCGAGGATCCAGAGCCGCTGCGCTTCCCACAGCCGACACAAGCACGCCCATGCCGCCTCCGGAATCTGCGGCAACTCGGGTTGCGAAACAAAGAGCCGACACAACGTCGACGGCGTGATGTCGGCAGTTACGTACTGGTGCTGCGCCCGGTGGATGAGCGAGTGATAGGACCGCCGAAGTCCGCGCCACAGCTCAGCATCCGTATGCCGTAGGTCTACAACGTGCGTCCGGAAACCCAGCGGCGTCACGGCGCGCTGCGGCTGGCCCCGATGGAGCGTGGCGCTCGGCTTCGCGTCCCCGAGCGGCGCGGGTAGCGGATCGTCATCATACGGCGGCGCAAACTCCGGACAGATGCCCAGTATCCGTCCGCCTTCAACCGTCGCCGTGCTCAAGTCTCGCCGCCCCCAGGCAGCTAGGTAGTCGAGCCAATCGCTCAGCTGCCATACCCAGCCGTCCCGGTGCGCTGCCACGTAGCCGTCCCACTCCTCGCGAGGGACGTCGCTGCGGTCGCAATAACGCCTCGACGTCATTCTTCCACCGTCGTACGCCGCATCGCCCGCGCCCGCTTGGGGGCGGCCCGGAACGGCATCATCGGTACTTCGGACGGCTGCGCCTCCGTAGCTTCCGGTTCGCCCATCGCCGCCTCCGCCCGGCGGATGCGCGCCACGTAGTCGCTAAACTGGTGCGCGCCCATCGCCACGGCGAAGTCCGGGTTGGTCTGGCGGCAAGACTCCAACCTGACGTGCCGCTCGACGACCGTCGCCCCAGCAGCCACGGCCAGCGCCCCGGTATCCGTCATCTCGGGCGCCGTGTGGTCGGACAGCCCGACGAATCCCTGCGCCCGGATCGTCGACAACTGGAGCTGGTCAGCCGGTGTCGGATAGGCCGACACGCAGCGCAGCGCCCCGACCCGCGCGGCGAACTCCGGCGGCACGGCCGCCGACGGATCCCACGCCCGGCCCATCGACACGCTGATGAACAGCTGCTTATCGTTGCGCGACATCACGTCCCAGTAAGCCGCAAGGAGATCGTCGGCCCCGGCCTCGAACGCCGCCACCTTGTAGAGCGACACGAACGGGTCTACAGCCGCGACGTCCTCGGGCAGATAGACCGTCGTCGCGTAGCGCAAGCCCCGGCTAGCGCAGAGGGCGGCCAGTTCCCCGTGCCACGGCAGCGGGAACCGCAGCCACTCGTAGTACGGCCGATAGTCTGGAGCGTCGCGCCGGGCGCACATCGCATCCGGGTCGCTCGTCCATTGCGTCTTCAGGACATCACACCCGCAGTCCGCTACGAGCGACACCAGCGCCCGCAACGCATTCAGGTCACGCTCGTGCGTGCAGCCCGTCTCCGCGATGATCAGTGTACGCATGGCTGTCCTCCTGTTCGACGCGGCGGCAAGCGTCCGCCGCGCTGCCTAAAGTATAGCCGCCCGACCCGCGTAAGGCGCCGAAGATGCGGCGAACGCGAGCAAGATCCGCGCCGTCATCCACGCTCCACTTCCACGCCAACGGACACCGCGATCCTTCCGGCGCCATCGCAACGCGCGACGGCACATGCCGCCGAATCCACCGCGTCACGTGCTCGCGATCCGAGGCCGTCGTCGCATAGCGGTCCGCCTGCGCCAGCGCCCAGGCCGTGATCACCTCACAGTCGGTCCCGTCCGGGTAGCCGCTCTGGTCCGTATCGTTTGTCACGAAGTCGTAGCCCGACTCCAACGCGGCGCGCAACGTCGCCTCGCAGACGTCCACGCATAGCAGGGGACAGTCGCCCGTGATCCGCATCACGCGCTCGACGCGCAACGCCTGCTGCGCGGCGGCGAACCGGCCGAGCACGTCATGCTCGCTGCCCCGGATCACACCGCACCCGAGGCGCCACGCCAACTCGGCCAACGGCGCATCCCGCTCATTGACCGACGTCGCCAGAACGACGGCCGCGACGCCCGGTACGGCCAGCGCGCGCCGGAGCACGTGCTCCAACATGGGCGCCCCGGCTATCGGCATGCAGCTCTTGCCGGGGAGCCGCGACGACCCCATGCGCGCCTGAACGACGGCTGCTATGCGTTCCACGCCACCTCCTCCGCATCGACGCGCGCTAGCAATGCCCGCATCCCCTCCGCGTCTAGGAACGGCCCGAGGCCGCTGGCGTAGCAGAAGTCTGGCGCCGCCGGGCTACCGATCCACGGCGCGTTGTCCCACATGTGATCGTGCTGGTACGGCGGCACGACCCAGAACAGATTACGCACCCGAGCGCGTGTCACTTCCGCAGCCGACAGCAGCGACTCGTGTAACTTCTCGCCGCCCGGCCGGATGCCGGTCACGTCCCACGACTCGGCGCCGAGCGCCTGCGCCAGCACCGTGATGGGCGCCGCCGGTAGCGCATACGGCACAAAGACCTCGCCACCGCGCAGGTCCGCGAGCGCCCCCAGCACGAAGTCAACGCACTGCCCGAGCGTCATCCAGAAGCGGGTCATGCGCTCGTCGCTGACGCCGAGACGCAACCCACGGGCTAGCCGCTCCCGCCACACCTGCACAACGGACCCGCGCGACGCGAGCACGTTCCCGTAGCGCAACACGGCCATCCGAAGCCCGCTGGGGTACGTGCGCGCATTCTCGTTGATGATGAGGTGCTCAGCCATCGCCTTCGAGACGCCGTACACATTGTGCGGTTCCACGGCCTTGTCCGACGAGATGAACAGCAGCTTCCCGGCGCGCGCAGCCTGCGCCGCGTCGATGACGTTGAGCGTGCCTTCGACGTTCGTCAGCAGCATCTCGCGCGCCTCATCCGGAAGCGCCGACACGACCTTCCTTGCCGCCGCATGAATGACCGTGTCGCATCCGGCGAAGATGTGCCGCAGTCGCTCGCGGTCGCGAACGTCTCCGGCAAAGACGCGCACGCCCGGATGCCATCCGAAGTCGGCTAGCAGCTGCGCCCGGCGCTGCTCATCGCGGCTGAAGGCCACGATCCGTTCCGCCCCGCTCTGCGCCAACCGACGGATCAGCTGCCGCCCCAACGACCCCGATGCCCCCGTGACCGCAACGCGCATCACTCCTCCTCGCAGCTCGGAGCGGAGCCGGGCCGTGCGCCGCCCGGCGCACTTCCGGCCGCTGCTCTCCCAAACGGCGGCGGCAGTCTGGCAGGTTGGGCTTATCCTGCCCGGCCACCCCCGGCCCCGCCCCGATTCCGTCTCCCGGCCGCCCCCGGCCCCCCGGTTCCCTAGCCGGGCTAGGTGGCCGTAGGACCAGCCCGGACCGGCCCGGCTACCTACCCCCTAGCCCGGCCGCCTGCGACGCCCTACGGGGCTGCTAGGCGCCCCGGCAGGGCTGTTTTCCGGCCCCCCGGCGCCCCAGGCGAACCGGTACTGGCCCCCTGGCTGCTCGGTCCCGTGCCGCCCTCCGCCGCAGACGCATCGGCACGCCTTCCGCCGGGACCGTCGGCACCGGCTAGAGCACGACCGGCGGCGCGCGGGCGCTGGTTCCCGAGGTGCCACTTGTGGCACGCCCGGCACCGGTACGCCGTCAGCGTCTCGGTCGCGCCCCGCCGTATCATCGCTCGGCGCACGCCCTCGGCCACGTGGCGGCTCGGGTACGGCCGCTTGCCGAAACAGCCATGCCCGAACCGCGCGAACAGCGTGTCGCGCGCCCATCCCTTCACCCGACCACCCGCACGCTGACAGCGCGCGGCCCCTTCGGACCTTCCGCGACGTCGAACTCCACGCGCTGGCCCTCGGTCAGATCGGCGAACCGCACCGACGTCATCTCCATGGACGAAGCGTGGAAGAAGTACTCCACGCCTGACCGCCCATCGCGGATGAAGCCGAACCCGCGCCGCTTGCCCGTATCGGCATCCACCGGCAGCCGCTTGATCGTGCCCGTGTAGCGTTCACTCACTGCCCTGCCTCCTTCAGAACGGAATATCCTCATCTCCAGCCGGTTCAGGTCCGGCCGGTTCCGGCTCCGCACTACGCTCCCGACGCGACGCACCGCCATCGTCGGCGCGCGGTCCACCCAGCAACGTCACGCGGTCGGCCCGCACGTCGAGCGAGAACCGCTTCTCATTGTCCTTATCGTACTCGCGCACGGAGACGCTGCCCTCGACGCATACCTGCTTGCCCTTCACGAGATACTGGCCGATAGCCTCGGCCTGCTTGCCCCAGAGCGCCACGCGGAACCACGTCGTGCGTTCCTGCTTCGCCCCGTCCCGACCCTTCCACGTCTCCGTCGTCGCCACTGAGAAGTTCGCGACCTTGTGTCCTTCAGGCGAGGTGCGCACCTCCGCATCCCTCCCAACGTTCCCGACGATCAGCAACCTGTTCACGCTTCCCATCACTCACGCTCCTTCCAAGTTGTTGAACTTCGCCAACGCCTTCTCGAACTGGAGGCGCACCGTCCCGACCGGGCCGTTCCGGTTCTTCGCCACGATGACCTCGGCGATCCCGGCGTTCTCAGGCTTCGGCCGGTACATCTCCTCCCGGAACAGCAGCAGGGCGAGGTCGCATGCCTGCTCAATGGCGCCGCTACCCCGAAGGTCGCTCACGTGCGGCCGCTTGTCGCGGCGCTGCTCAGGCGCGCGGTTCAGCTGCGACAGCGCCACGACCGGGATATCCAGATCCACGGCTAGCAGTTTCAGCGCCCGCACGACTGACGCTACCTCTGCCTCCCCGCTCTCATGGCGCGATTCCGGCAACAGCAACTGAAGGTAGTCGACGATGAGGCACGCCAGTTCCCGCTCCTTCCGCAGCCGCCGCCCCCATGCCCCCACTTCTGTCAGCGTCCGCGCCGATGCCTCGATGTAGAGCGGCAACCGCTCCTCGCGCCCGGCCGCCTCCATCATCCGCGCGTACTCCGCCTCACTCGCTGTGCTGCGCTCGAACTTCGCCGCCGGGACACCCGACTCCCACGCCAGCAGCCGGGCCGCCAGCGTCCGCACGCTCATCTCCAGCGAACAGAACAGCACCGTGCGCCCGGCCTGCGCCACGGCTCGCCCGAGGCCGAGCGCGAAGCTGCTCTTGCCGACGCTCGGCCGCGCCGCGACCACAACCAATTCGCCCGGCCGGACTCCGCCCACCAGCGCATCGAGGTCAGCGTACCCGGTCAGTAGCGGCTTGCCTTCATCGGCCGTCACCGACGCGACATACTGCCTAATAGCCTCCAGCTCCACGATGATGCCCGCTCCCGACACTTCAACGCACCCGGTCAGCTCACGCACGGCATCTTCGACGAGCCGCGCAGCTGGAACTTCCTCACCGTGAGCGACCACAAGAAGGCGGTTAGCTGCCGACAACAGCCCGCGCAGCCGTGCCTTCTCGCGCACGATCTCAGCATGCGCCGCCACGTTACTCTGAAGCGGCATCCCGTCAACAAGCGCGGCGATATACGCCGGGCCACCCACGTCGTCGAGTTCACCCCGCTTCCGCAGCTCATCACACAACGTCACGAAGTCCGGCTTGGCTCCGGCCGCCTGCACTACCGTCATCGCACCGAAGATCCTCCGGTGCGCATCCCGGAAGAAGTCGCGTGCCCGGACTACGGCTGCCACCGTCGCTAGCGCATGCGCATCGAGTAGCACAGCACCGAGCACGGCGCGCTCAGCCATCAAGTCGTGCGGCAACGGGCGGTCGTAAAGCGCCTCAGCAACCAACGTGCATCCTCCGGCAGTACTCCGCCAACAGCAGCGCATCAGCGATAGCGTGCGTCACGTGGGCGCTCGGGAACAGATCCTGCGCCCGGCGTTTCGTCGCATTCTTGTCGCCGCGCGACAGGCATCCGAGCGCCTTCTGCCACCGCTGCGGCAATACCTCGTCGAACGGGATCCGGCACGCCGTCATCGCCACGCGCAGTGCGCCGTAGTTCCGCCCGAACGAAAAGGCCGACACGACGCCCATCTGCGGACTCGACCAGACGCGCTCCAGCGCCGCCGCGACCACCGGCCCGTCGAACGTACCCGCCATCGCGTCAAGTAGGTCGCGCTCCGTCTCCGGCATCCGCATCGCTTGCCGTACGGACCCGTCCACGCCGATCACAGCAATCCCACCTCCGGCTCCCGGATCTACGCCCATGTAGTAGTTCATCCACCCTCCAGCGTAACTGAACCCTCAACCTCATTCCCGAATGCATCCCACCCGGCCCGGCGGCGCCGCGCGAACAATTCCAGATACGGTCCGTTAAACCGCTCTGCCATCGCGTAGATAGACTCAGGCTTGCGTGAATGCTCTAGCCGCTTCGCAAGCAAGCCCGCATACGGATTCTTCGGGATCCTTACCCGGCCGCGACGACAGATCAGGATCGGCTCACTAACACCGCGTACCCACCATCCAACACCGAGCGCCACGCGCGCCTTCAGACCGAACAACGTCATCTCCGGATCCCGTGACGTCTTAACCCACGGGAAGCCTGACACGTAGGTAAACCCCCATGCACTTACAACACTCAATGCTTCCGGAAGGTTCGGCCACGTTGCCCATAGGAACAACACCGCATGCTCCGCGACGAGCGCGGATACCGGCAACGCCGTTAGCTGCTCTACCGTCATCGTCCGGTAGTGGCGCGCTGCAGAGCTGCGCGGAGTCTGGCGGTAGTGCCACGGCGGGTCCGCGACGATAACACCGTAGCGATCCTGGCTAGTCAAACCGGAACTCCATTGCATCTGGATGCTTCACGCGTTGTCGCGGCGTAAAGTGCGGGATGTCGTGACCAGCCTCATAAATCTTCCGGATCCGCCTCTCTCGGTCAAGTGCCTCCGCACGGCGCAGGATATCGATAGATAGGCCGCTCGCTTCCATGTTCAGCTGCACGATCAGCCGGTCAAGGCTCTGCGTCTGAAGCGCGTCAGGCACTCCACGAGAGAACTGAGGATGCAGGCACCACCCGACGACGAAGACGCGTGAAAGCAGCGACCCGTCATACTCGTAGTCGCAGAGCAGGTGGAAGTTAGCGCACTGTCCACCCACGGACTTCTCAAGGCCGCCGAAGGCGCCGTTCTTGTTCCGCGTCGCCACGTCTACGAAGTACATCCGGCTCCCGATATTGAAGCGGAGGTCGTCGATTGCAGGAAGGTCCGCACGATGCTCATTCGACGGCTCGATAACGATCTTTGGCCACCGCGCCATAAAGTCCAGCCGCACCGCCCACTGCGACACGTATGCCTCAAAGAGACGCGGCGGCCGGACGCGAGCGTGCAGCGCGTGCCATCGCCGCGTCATCTCATCTATGGCGCACGACCGCATCTCGTCCGTCACCACAATCTCGTACCGGCACCCGACGTTGATCAACTCCGGATCGACCCACTCGTGGAGGAACACCACGCACGGTAGCCCGGCCCCACCGTAGCATAGGCCGCCGATGCCGTCTCGCGCGGCATGCCGCAGGTTCTCCTTGGTATACCTAATGCCGTCGCCCATCTTCTTACCAAGGGCTTCAGAATGCTTAAACCGCTCTTCGATGGGACGGCGCCACGACGGCGAGGCGCTCCAGCACGCTTCATTAAGCAGCTTGCACTGCACCGGCTCATTCATAAAGCGCAGGATCTCTCTTGCCACGCGGACGTGTTCCTCTCTCGGTGGCGGCACCCACGACGGATAGGGCTTAATTCTCACTAGCTCGCTCCTAGTCTTCCACGCGCTGCGCGGCTCGCATCTCCGCCAGAACCGTCCGATAGATACGCCGACGAGCGGACTTCATGAGCACGCCAGCGAACATACCCCCGACAGCTGAGAGGAGTTGACGCTCTCGCGCCAGGTCGCGGCCAGGCCTACCGAGCGACTTCCTAATAGCCAGCGCCTCCTTCGCGAGCGTAGCGCGCTTTTCTAAGAGGACGACGATGGCTGCATCGACGGCGTCAACTTCTCTCCGGCATTCACGCAGGCTTCGCATGCACGGACCTCCCAAGGACCGATCCGATAGACCACACGCGATTCATCATCGCCTCAAAGCACGCAGGATCCAACGACTGCTCACCGTCGCTCAGCGCCACTGTCGGATCATCATGCACCTCGACGAGCAGGCCGTCCGCTCCAGCCGCGATAGCAGCGGCCGCGACCGGCGACACGAGCGACCTGCGGCCGGTCGCGTGGCTCGGGTCGACGATCACTGGAAGATGCGTCAGCTCACGAAGGACAGGGATCGCCGTCACGTCGAGCATGTTCCGCTCACGCGGCTCAAATCCACGCACGCCGCGCTCGCAGAGAATCACCGCGGCGTTTCCACCGGCGAGCACGTATTCAGACGCCGCGAGCCACTCATCAACCGTCGCCGAGATGCCACGCTTCAAGAGCACCGGCAGGCGCGTCCTCCGGCCGATCTCACGCAGCATCGAGAAGTTCTGCATGTTGCGTGCGCCGATCTGGAGCAGGTCCACGTACCGTTCCATGTCCGGCAGGTATGACACGTCCATGATCTCAGACACGACCTTTAAGCCGTTCGCGTCTGCTGCGGCGCGAAGGAGCCGCAGCGCCTCGACACCAAGCCCCTGGAAGGAATACGGCGACGTTCGCGGCTTAAAGGCGCCTCCACGCAGCACGCAGGCGCCGGATCGCGCCACAGCCTGCGCTACGTCGAAGATCATCCGCTCACTTTCAACCGCGCACGGCCCCGCCATCACGACGACGTCGTTGCCGCCGACCTTAACTCCAGCGACGTCGACGACTGTTCTAGGCCGACCATCTACGAGTGCGTAGAGATTCGGCATAATCGCCACCTAGCGGATCGCCACGAACGCCCTGAAGTTCATCCACGCCCAGAAGCAGTCCACCTGCCGGAACCCTGCCTGGTGCAGCAGTTCAACGTTCCACGCGGCCGTCACCGGGACGAGCACGCCCTCAAGTGACAGGCGCTTGCGCTCGATGGCCTCCTGCGAATAGCCGTGCTCCTGCTTCATCGCGTGATAGTTCGCAACGAGTGTCCGGTCGATCCGCGCCGTTGCGCCGAGCACCTTCTCCGCGACGATGACGGCGCCACCGTCCACGGTGTGGTCATACATCTCCTGCACGACCCGCTGGCGATGCTCGATTGGAATGAACTGGAGCGCGAAGACTGCGAGCGTCAACGACGCCTTCACCGGAGGATAGGCCACGCGTAAGTCCAGGTTGAGGATATCCGCGAGGCCAGCATCAATGTAGTGCTTGAACCGCTCCCGCGACGCCGCCAGCATCGGCTCACTCACGTCGACACCGATGAACCGATTGTGCGCTCCGAAGTGCTTCACGAAGTCGGCCAGCGCGCCGCCGCGCGAGCAGCCGAGGTCTACCACGTCCGTCTTCGACGTGACGAACGCGCGGCCGGTATCAAAGATCGCCCTCCGCATAACGTCGTACTGCGGGATCGACCGCTCAAGCATGTCGTCGAAGACCGCCGTCACCTCCGGATCGAACTTCCACGGCCCCGTCGGCATCGTCCTATCCACCACCGCGTCGCCCTCATTCACCATCGCCTATCTCCTTCTCATGAGCCACGAATCCACGCAGGAGCCGCCCGAGCCGCGCCACGTTCGCGGCGTCGTTATACCACCGGTTAACGCCGGACGGGTGCGGCAGCACGAAGACGTCCGCCCCACCGACGACCACGCGCGTTAGGTAGGACGCGCGCACGCCGAACGCCGCAGCCACACGATGACCAAGTAGCAACACGACACGCCCTCGGTAGAACCTCCGACGTAGGCGCACAGCCTGCGCGCGCGCGAGCGCCAGTGGAAACGCCGCGCCCTTCCTCCCACTCGGCCCAGGCCACACCTCAAGGACGTTCGCCCGCGCGAACACCCGCGCGAACGCCCTACCAGAAAGACAGCTAATCATCGCCAACTTCTCCCCGCAGCGACCCGTAATCGGCCGACGCGGATCGCCGACACGCGAGGGAGCCTCTCCGATAATCAACGGCCTTATATACCTCCTCGAAGCATTCAAGGCTTCAGCACTCCTTCTAGCGCCTCGGCGATAGCACGCATCATCGGTGGAGGCACCGCGCGTCCGAGGCGTTCCCACTGCTGTGAGTACGTGCCAGTCAGGATGAAGTCGTCAGGGAAGCCGCAGATCCGGCGCAGCTCCGCGATGGAAAACTTACGCCGCTCATAGGGGTGCGTTACCGACGCGGCCGACGTCCCGCCGAGCTGCGTCACGGTCGGGCACGGCTGGTCAGCATCAGGCCGGATCAGGTTCAGGTACTTATCACTCTGCCCGCCGACGTCCAGCTTGTCCCACTCACGCCCGACGGCGTTGCCGAGGGCGCTTTCCCGCTCCACCAACACGACGACCGGGCGGCCTGAGACGATAGTCTCACTCGGGTCATCAACGTCTTGGACCTTCCCGCGTTTTCGGTCGTAACCAGACTGGTGCTCGATGCCGACCACGCGCTCATCATTTTCGACACACCCACAGCAGTCCTCAGACGCCCCCATACCGATCTCCACCATCTTTCCAGACGTAGTAGATCCATCCTCCCCACTAGACTGACAAGTCAGGCCGTCAACAACGACCTCATGTCTATAGAGTCGCTCCTTACTACCGTTCGTCATGACGGTCGGACACGGACGGTCAGCGCTAAGATTCGCGTTTGCTATCGTCGAATAATCAGCTGGTCCGTACGCCCCCGACCTAGCGTCACGTATCCAAGGAATCGCTTCACGGACCGAATAGCGATAGGGCAGCTTCGTCGGCCACGCTGGACGCCCAACGTCCTTCCGAACGCCGACGAAGATCAGCCGCTTCCGTCGCTGTGGGACGCCGAGCCACTGCGCGTCAAGCACGCGCGCCTCAACGTTATAGGGTAGGTCGCGGAACATCATCAGGTACCGCTTGAAGTAGCCCTTCGACACGCCCTTAACCATGCCAGCGACGTTTTCCGCGACGAACGCCCGTGGGCGTAGCTCGTCGACGAGCCGCACGTACTGCTCGAACAGGTCATCAGTCCGCTGCTTGGTATCCGAGTACTTACGTTCCTTGCCCCAGCCCTTCGACGTCTTCCCAGCCGTGCTGAACGAAGCGCACGGCGGGCTACCCTCGAAGACATCCACTTCAACGTTCCCAATGACAGCGCGGATCTTCTCTCCCGTGACCTGCCGAATGTCCTCGGTCGACAGGTGCGTCTCCGGGTGGTTCGCGCGGTACGTCTCCTGCGCTGCCGGGATGAACTCGTTCGCCCACAGCACGTGATAGCCAGCCATCTTGAACCCGAGGCACGACCCACCGCAGCCAGAAAACGTCGACACGACGACGAGGCCGTTCTTCTCCCACGCCGCGATCTCCGTCATCAACGGGATGCGGTAGCGCGGCTTATCCGGATCTAACACGGCCTCATCGTCATCAACAGCGACATGGTACTGCCCCGTGTTAACTGAATCCAAGCCTCCCGCCATTACCGTCGGCGCCGGTTGGGACGCATCAATCGTCTTCCTCCGCGCGCCTGAGCTTGGCCTCGTCCCAGCGAACCACTGAGACTGGTCGACGACGCCACGCCGGATCTCGACTTCAGGTATCTTCACGTCGCTAACCTCAACGGCTGCGACCGGCCGGACGCCGTGTCCGGCCAGTTCAGCATCAACCACATCGGATCCCACGTCGAAGGCGAACACCGGTTGCGCGGTCGGCTTCTTCTTCACCATCGTCATGACCTTCCCGGCTTCGGATTGCCGCTCCATTCATATCCGCATGACGGGCAGCAATATTCCGTTTCGATATCAAGGTCAACGGCCTCGAAGTGGTCGCCGCTCTGCGCTTCATGGATCTTCCGTAGCGTCTCATCGTCGAAAACGCCGTCCATCAACAGCTGATCCTTCGGGTACGCCTTCCGAAGTTGCTTGTGGTCATTCGCCATCGTCCGACTCCACGTCTTAACCAGCCACTCCACGCGCGCGCAGCCGCGCGATCATCCGGTCGGCCTCGAACCGCTCGTTCTCGGTCAGGTTACCTCCAGCCACGAGCGCCGCCAGCGCCTTGAACGTCACGTCGCGCGCACCGGCGCGGGTAATAGCAAGCCTCTTATTCTTCGGCCGATCACGGAGGCCGGTCCGAACGTTCTTCGGTTTCTCTGCGCCCGTCGGATACGCGCCGCGCCTTCGCTTCGTCGCCGCTTCGTCCACCACCTTCACCGCCGACTTCACTCCGAGCGGCTTCGCCTCGTTCTTCGGCCGCGCCACCAGCTTCGCCGCCGCCCGTCTCGCGCGCTCACGCGCTGCATGCTTCGCCTTCTGCTCCGGTGTCTTCATCATCCCCGCACCCCCTACATCCGTTACGCCCATGTTCGGATCGATCCCCAGCTCATCGACCGCCTTCTGCACCGACTGTGCTAGCTTACTCATCTCGTCTCCTTCCCGCGCCGCTTCCGGCGCACGAGGGGCTTGGCCGACAACCCCTCAGCTTGCATCCGCGCGATCAGCTTCGCCTGCTCGTCGGCTCCGGCCGTTGCCACGATCACCCACCACGCCGTCTCTACCAGAACGCCTCCGGCTTTCATCTCCGCCCCCATCCGCGCCACCGTCCACGGGCCGTCAGCAGCATCGGCGGCGCGGTTCAGCCACTCACGCTGTATGCCTGGCGGCTTCTCAGCCACGAGCATGTGGTGGCGGACGCCGAGCCGGTCCATCCGCCGCACGTCCGGCGTCACGGCCCGCGCCAGCCATGCGTAGACCTTAACCGTCTGCAGCGACCAGCCGTGGCTCTCGTCGATGATCTGCGACGCCTCCTCACCGAACCGCGCCTCAACGTAGTTCACGAAGTCACCGATAGCGAATCCGGAAGACCGCTCCGCGACAACGAGCACCGTCCCGGCCGCGTCCGACTCCTCCAGCGACGGCGTCCCGTCTACGACCAGCCCGTTCACACTGAGTCGAAACCCCGGCGCGAACGGCACGACGATGCCCGGTTCCCTGACGACGGCTAGCGCCGTCGCTCCGGCCCGGAGTTTTCCGGGCGGCTTCTCCGTCTCCGGTTCCGCGCGCCGGATGTTGCGCACCTTCCGCTTCGCCATCAGCGTCCCTCCCTAAACCGCATCGGCCCGTCAGCGCCGTACCGGGAGAGCATCGTGATCTGAATACGGTGCCGGTCATAGAGCTGGTGGTGGTCCCGGCACAGCATCGCCGTTCCTGCCGTCGTGTGTCGCGCTTCCGGCGCCTCGCCCACCGTCCGCGACCGTCGCCGGTCTTCTAGGTGCGCCCACTCGGACGGGCCGCCACACAGCGCCGCAACCTCGCGTTCATCACCCAAGTCACGCCGAACCACGCGCGCAAGGCGACAGTACCCGTCGCGCCCCGCAACCATCCGGCGCACGGCACGCTTCTGCATCGCTTCGGCGCGATCATTCCGCGCCTTCTCTGCCTTGCGTGTCTCGCCCTTCGGGAAGCGCAGCCCGTCCATCGGTTCCTCCTCCACTCAAGCGCGGCGTGTCGCGCACGGCCTCCACTAACCCGTGCGCCGTTAACCGTGCCGCCCACGTATGCCTTCCGCCCGCTGCGTGTGCCTGCCCGCTGGCCTCGCTCGCGCCGGGCAGCCGCTTCCACGGCCGCCGCCCGGCCCCAGTACGCACGGCCTGCCGATAGGCGGCGAAGAACTCCTGCCGCTTGAGCGCGAGCGCCGGGCCGTGCTCCGTCTCGCAGTATGCCTGCCAGCTACCGAACGCGGCGAGCAACGCCTCAGCTGCCGCGCCGTCTTCGACCTCGATGCTCTGCCACGCGCCGACGGTCTCAGCAGCCCCGGCCAGCGCCGTCCACGCTAGCACTACGGCGTCGTCTTCGCTCGGCGATATATAACGCCGCAGCTTCCCGACCGTCGGCAAGAACCCAGACTCTTCCTCGTTCGCGGCCCGCGTGAACGCCACGCGCAGCTGCTCATACGGAACGTCTCCGAGCAACCGCGCGTAGATGCGGATCCGCGACTCGGTCAGCTTCGCGCCGAGCGCCTCGGCCAGCGTCAGCATCAGCTTCGCGAACTGCGGGTCCACGGCGCCGTCGCGGTAGTACGTCATCCGGGCAACCCCTCGGCCCGACGCATGAGCCGCTCCAGCGCGGCCGGTTCCACGTCCGGCGGCGGCAACTCGACCGCCTTCCCGAACGACTCGATCTGGTCGCGCGTGTCCTTGATGTAGCCGCACGCTTCATTCAGCGCCGACAGCAAGTCCGGCGCTGCCGCGAGCAGCGCCCCGTTCCGATCAGCATCGACGACTAACGCGATCACCTTCCCATCGTGCGTCTCAACGACGTCACGGTTGTCATCCCTCTGCCCGCGCCGCCACGGTCCAGGATCGTACATCACTGCCTCCTATAGCCGCATCGGCATCAACACGTAGCGGTATGACTCATCACCGACCGCCCGCCACTGCATCGGCGCATCCGGCCCAGCCGTCTCGAATGATACCTGCTCGGTCCCGGCCGCGTCAAGGAACTCCGCCACGTACGACGCGTTGAGCGCGATCTTCATCTCTACGCCGCCGTACTGCGCCGCCAGCTTCTCTATCAGCACGCCATCCTGTCCGGCCGCCGACACCTCCAGCTGGGCGTGTGATGCGATGAAGATAGCCTTCTGCTGGTCACCAACGACGAGCACGCGCCGGGCACAGTCCGCGAGGTCAGCGCGCGACACGATAAGCCGCTCTTCACGGTCCGCCGGGATGATGCGGACGTACTTCGGGAACTCTCCAGACGAGCGGCGCGCGATCAGTGTCCGCTGCGGCGTATCGAAGAATACGTGGCTCTCTCCGACACGTACCGCGACGTCGTTCCCGTCACCGTAGTCGATGACCGACGGCAGCGCCTCAACCGCGCTCCCGGCGATGATCTCACGCAGCTGCTCTTGCCCCTGCGCTGCCATCTCTACGAGCGCGAGGCGGTGTCCGTCGGTCGCGACGACGCGCGCGCGGCCGTCCGCGACCTCAAGGAGCGCACCGGCGAGATAGAACCGCTTATCAGCCTCGCCACGTGGGATCACGAACCGAACGCGCTGCAGCGTCTCCTTCAACCGGTCCCGAGCCATGATGAATGGCGCCGTTTCCGGCGTTGCCGGGAGCAGCGGATAGTCCTGCGCCGGAAGTGTCTGTAGCGACACGCGGACGCCTGCTGACGTAATCTCCACGCTCGATTCGAGCGGTGACGCGAGCCGCACATCCGCACCGGTCGGCAGCGTCTTGACGACGTCTCCGAGCTTGCGCGCCGGAATCGTCCTAGTCCCGGCGATGGAGACGCGCCCGCGCCACCATGAGCGGATGCTGAGGTCAAGGTCCGTCGCGGCGGTCATCACGGTCCCGTTGGTCTCTGCCGCCACCAAGACGTTCGCCAGCACGGGGATCGTCACCTTGCGCGCCACGGCGCGGTCAACGACCTCTAGTTCACGAATCAGGTCATCACGGTTCACCATCACGTCCATGCACGATCCTCCTATGCGCCCGGCCGCAAGGCGCGGGCTACTGCGTCGATGTTGTCTGCCGTCCGTTGGTCCTGCGTCCGCTGCGCGCGCGTTAGCAGGTATTGCGCCAAGTAGTAGATAGCCCCGAGGTCGTGGTTGCTCCGCACCACGCGCGGGTCCGTCCGCGACGGCCCGAAGAACTCCGCAATCAGCCAGAGCACCTTCACCTCGCCCCATGCCACGACCATCCGCTTGACGAGCGCGGCGTCCTTGCCGCCGCTGATAAGCGGCAGCGTCATCTGCTCCCTCGGCACAGGTAGCGTCCCGGCCCGGCTCGCGCGTCGCCACTCCGGACCCGGATGCCCGGCCAGCCACACCTCAGCCTGCTCTGGCGGATTAAACCGCCGCACGAACGCGGCGTAATACGCATCCATGCATCGACGCACAGCTGGGTCCGGCCCGGCCTCAGCGTCAGCGGCGGGCCTTGGCGCGCGTGCTGCCTTCATCGAACCGCTCCAGTCCGTCCACGGCCATGTTCGCCTTCGCCAGCTTATCGGCCATACCCCAGTCGACGTCGATCAGGCCGAGCGGTGCGCGGCCGTCAACGATGGCCTGCAACATCTGCTTCAGCGACTTGGCCTGCGCCTCGCTCAGCATGGCAATCTTCGGCCGCGCTTCCCCACCTGGCAGCGTCCCGACCAGCCGCGCCTTCCACTTGGCCGACGTCCATAGCGTACCGAGCACCGGCTCATCCAGCCCGCCGACAGGCGGCGCCACGGCCGTCTCCGCGCGCCGCAGCAGTTCCTCGACGACAGGCGCCGGAGCCGCCTGCGCCGTGGCTGCCTCGGCTGCCTTCCGCGCCGTCTCTCGCGCCTGCCTGTCGGCTTCCTCCTGCCGCTTGCGGCGCTCGTCGTCGACGAGGCGCTTCAGCCGCTGCGTCTCGGCGTAGATGCGCTGGCCCACGACCTTGACGGCCTGCTCTCCAGCGCCGAGGAAGTCGCCGCGCAGTCCGGTCATCCGCTTGTGCAGCTGGTTGGCGAGGTCGCACGGCTCGGCGAAGCACTCGCCGATCTCCTTGATGTCGTCCCGCACCGGTACGAGCGCGGCTTCGGCCGCCCGCAGCGCCTCGGCCCCACCGTTCTCTACCGCCACGGCCATCGCTTCCGCCGAGTGCGCCAGCAGCCGGTGCTTCAGCCGGACGTCCGGCAGGAACGTCAGCAGCGTCCGCAGCGGGAAGTCCGGCGGGAGCACCTGCGCCAGCGCCATCTCGCCCGCTACTCCAACGGCTGCTTCTTCTGGTTCGATATCAAGCCCAATCTGATCACCCATCGCCCCTCCTATCAGCCTATGCGCGCTCGGCGCCCGTGTTGCTCACGATAGACGGTCAAGCACGCTTCCCACCGCGCCCGATCCAACCAGTGGTCCGGGCGCGCGGTGTAGTCGATGACCGTATACGACACGACCCGGCCGGGCCGGAGCCAGACGGCTATGCGCTTGCCGATGGGCTGGTCAGGATGCTCAGCCTCCCACGCCATCGCATAGGCCATCGTCTGAAGATGCGCTGCCGCCGACTCGGGATCCGCCGTCTTGATGTCGACCAAGACGTTCGCATCCATGCACCCGGCCGTGAAGATGCCGTCCAGAATGCCGGTGTAGTGTAGGTCTGGATGGTAGACGCGGCGCTCGCGTCCGCCGATGATCGGCCGGAGGTTACTAACCTCCCGGAACTCCGCCCATGCCTCCACGTAGGGGCGCACACGCGGGTCCACCGTAGCCCAGTCCAAGTCGTTGTCGTCGTAAGCGTGGCAGTCGGCGTGCGCGGCTGACCCGCGCGCCCCGGCCGCCACGATAGCTGCGGCGACGCGCGGCGACGTCTCCCCGAGCGCCTCGAAGTCAGCCGCGACCCCAACGGCCGACAGGATGCCCGTCACGTGCGGCACCGGCTTCCCGTCCGGCGTCCACGACTCGTGACGCTCCGCGTCATAGCGGATATCGCCGACGTCCCACTTACGGGTTACGCCCATCAGCCGTCCTGCCCCGGTTCGCGCGACTGGAGGATGATCTCGGTAATGGTCGGCGCGTACTTCGCCGGGTCACGGCTCGGCTTCGTCACCAGCTCCACGACCTGCCCCGAGGTCTGGTGCCGTTTCAGCGACGCCATGATCTCTGCGCTGCGCGTGGCTGCCGTGAACCCCGTCGACAGACGCACAATCATGCCGTCAGAACGCTCGGCGAGGTTCATGACGAGGCCGACATTCGGCAGCGCGTCGCCATTCGATGCCGGGCTAGGCGCGGGCGGCGCCGGGGCAGGAGCAGCCTGCGCCTGAGCGGGCGTCGCCTGCGGCGAGTCGGCCTGCTGCGAGAGTCGCTGCGCGGGCTTCGGCGCACCGGCCGCTGCCGCACCGCCGTCATCTACATCAGGCGCGAGGCCGAGGATGGACTTCAGTGCGTAGCGCCGGAGATACGTGATCGCCGACCCGACGGCCTGCGGATCTAGTCCGCCCGGTTCTGCGCCGAGGTCTGACGCGATCCACTGCCCGCTGCTGTGGCCGAGCAGCGTGCGTACGACCACGCCCCGGCTGCGCGTCGTCGGGAACTGCATCAGCGCCAGCCCGTTCTTCGACAACGCCGGACGCACGGCCTCCAGCAAGTCGGCCAGCGTCTCGTAGTCGTAGGTGTAGGTGGCCTTGCCGGTGATCTTCGCCGTCAGCGTCCGCTCGACGCTACCGAACTCCCCCTGCGCCGCCGCGAGCGCGCCGAACAGCGCCCCGACGTTGTCGCCGCTCATCGTGATCAGCTCCAGCGGCGCGTGCGCCGGGCGCGACGGCAAAGCCGCTACAACCGGCGCATCCGGTTCAATCAGAACCTCACCCATGAACGCCCCTCCGTCTGCGGGCGCTGAGGCGGCCCGCCTACCTGCGCGTCGTGCGCTCCTAACCGGTTAGGCCCGGCTCGGTCTGCCTACGTCGTTTCGTGACCGATGGTTGTCGCCGGACGCCGGGCCTAGTCATCCGCGAACTCTTGCTCCGTGATCTGCGCGGCGTGAAGTCGCAGCGCGTAATCCACCACGCACGACACGCCTACGCCCGACCGCGCGGCGGCGGCCGTCGCCAGCCGGTCGGCCAGCGCCGTGAGCGTCACGCCGCGTGCGACGTTCGGGCGCGCACCGAACAACCGGCGGCGGCGGAACGTGCCCCCTTGGTAACGCGACACTCCAGCAGCCCGCATAATCTGCGAGGCGCGCATCTTCGTCACGCCCGCATCGCGCGCAACGTCGGCGAGCGTGCGCCCGGCGCGGAACTCCCGCACCATCCACGCATCGCGCCGCTGGCGTTCACTCGGTGTCTTCATCGCGCAGCTATTTTACTATACACCAGCCGCCCCGGTAAACGGCTATCCCTTCACCACCGCCAGCGGGCGCAACCGCACGACCGTCTCAACGAGGTCGCGCTGACTTGCCATCACGGCATCGATGTCCTTGTAGGCGCTCGGGGCTTCGTCCAGATCCGAAGCGTGCCGGACGGAATGGAGGATCCCTTGCGCATCGAGTCGCGCCTGTTCATCGGCAAGGCTCAACGTCCGCTGCGCCTGCTTCCGCCCCATGCGCCGCCCGGCCCCGTGTGAGCACGACCGGAACGACTGCCGCTCGCCGCGCCCGCGCACGATGTAGCTGGCGCTACCCTGCGAGCCGGGAATGATCCCCGCCAGCCTGTCTTCGGCCAGCGTCGCGCCCTTCCGGTGCACCCACACCTTCTTGCCGTCGTGCACCTCCTCGGCGGCGTAGTTGTGCGCGATGTTGATCACCTCGGCCGCCTCGACGCCGAGCGCCGCCAAGACAACGGCCGCCATGCGTTGCCGGTTGGCGAGCGCGAACCGCACGCAGAAGTTCATCTCCTGAATGTAGGTCTGCCCGTCTTGCTCATCGAGCGGGATGAACGCCAGATCCCAGTCCGACGGCACGCGCGACCAGTACCGCTCGTTCAGCGCCTGTGCCTGCCGGTTGTAGTAGTCGGCCACCTGCTTGCCGACGTTCCGCGAACCGCTGTGGATCATCACCCACACCGCGCCCGCATCGTCGGCTTGTATCTCGATGAAGTGGTTGCCGCCGCCGAGCGTCCCGAGCTGAGCGGGCACCGCATCCCACCCGGCCGATACGATCAGCAACTTGTCCCAGTCGAGTCCATCTAAGAGGCGCGTCACATCGTGCCATTCGCACGGCTCCGCGTGCTTCGCGAACCCGACCGGCACACGCTTCCGGACCTCGCCTAGCACGGCCGCGAGTCGCTCGCGCGGCAACTCCTCCGCGCGCAACGTCGTCCGCGCCGCCAGCATGCCGCACCCGATGTCAACGCCTACGGCGTTCGGCACCACTACCCCTACGGCCGCCAACACGCCGCCTATCGGCATGCCGTAGCCCTGATGCGCGTCCGGCATCAGCGACACGTTCCGGAACGCGAACGGCAGCCGCGCGAGGTTCTGCGCCTGCGCCAGCGCGCCCGGCTCCAGATCCGTCGCCCACGACAAGATCGGCACGCCTCCATCAACGTCGATCCGGTTCATCGTCCGCTTCCCTCCTCGGCTGGCGCCTGCGCTACGCGGGCGCGCCACGCCTGCCCGAATGACGTGAACATCGCGCGGCACGTCGGGCACCGCTTCCCGCTCCCGCACAGGCTCCACAGGTACAGCTTGACCTCAACGCCGCAGAACGGGCAGTCCGCGAAGTAGACGATAGACGACGGATGCTCTAGCGTCTGACACTTGACGCGCCACTCGCGTGACTCGCGCTCCGGATGGACGCCTGCCCGCGCTTCATACTCACTCGCGCCCATCGTCCGCCCCTTCCAGCAGCTTCGGCGCCGCGCCGCCTGCTAGCGCGGCGAGGCCCGCCCGCTGTAGCACGCCCGTCGCATAGGCATGAATCTCGATCTTGGCCTTCTCGACCGTCTCTTCGGCGTGCTTGTCGAACTGCCCGGCAATCCACGCCGCGTTGGCCTCGATCCCACCGGCTAGCACGTCCAATGCGTGCCGCTGCTTCTCCGTCTTGGCTGCCACCGCCATCGCGCGCAATTGCTCGACGGCCGTAGAGAGCGTCCGCTTGATCTCGGCCGCGAACTGCGCCGTGCGCGTCACCGTCGGCGCGCCGATCTCCGGCGCGTAGCCGTCCTGCTCCGTCAGGCGCAACGTGCACGGCGTCCCGTCACCAACGTTCAGCGTCGAGACGAACGTAGCCCACTGCGCCTCGCTCAAGAACACTTCGACAATCGGGATCCGCCCCGTCGTAAAGTGGCGGTCGTGCGACGTGCTCCGGCTCAGCTCGCTGTGCTGGATCACGACGCGCACACAGTTGCGGTGTTGAAAGTCCGACCCGTAGAGCCGGAGGCCCGGCCCCCCGATGCCGATGCGCGCCGCTGAAATCTGCGCATACGCCGGATGCCGCTCGACCGAATCGCGCCACGTGTCGCCCACCTGCTCGACGACCGGTGCCTCAACGCGGTTCGGTTCGCCGCGCTGCTTCTTGTCCATCTCGCGCCCCCTTAGACCCCGCTCGGATCTCCTCCGTACGCAGTACCCCCCTTCCCCTACCTTCCCGTGTCCCTAGTGCGGTTCCCGGCGTTCTGCCCTTCAGCGTGCTAGCTGTAGGCTCGGCGAGAATACCCACCCGGAGAACCTGACCCCCCGGTAGTCCCGTGGCTTCCCTCCGGAACAACCCCCGCGTAAACACGCAGAGCGTTAGCTCGGAGCGGAGCGACGAGCGACCGGCTGTAGTGGTCATGGCGACGGGCGGGCGCCGCTACGCCCGAGCGCGCGAGACGGACCGGGACGTTATGCCCGGCGACGTCGCGTGCTGCGCCAACTGCGCTACAGCTCGCAGGCTCGACCTCGCGCCGTGGCGTTGCAGCCGGGCGGCCGAGGCGATGGGATGCGGGTTGGGCCGTCGCATCCGAGACGGTCGTACGCGGATTGAGGTTCAGCGACTTGTTGGCGACGTTCGACGTTGGAACTACTAACATCATCAAGCCACAACCTCGCTGCGTCACTTCCGGTCCCCAAAGCCGGAAGCCCGCGACCGGCTCAGTATCGGGTTGTGTCTACCGTGGGCGCGGTAGCGATACTGACTTGCGGGCGGTTGGGGCCGCCGCCGGTCGCTTGCGGGAACTATTATACCGTACCTCACCGCCGCGTCTTCGGCGCGCGCCGCGTTAGCGCGCGTCCAACGATCTCGACGAGGCACGTCAGGCACACGCCGCCGCCCGGCGTGCCGTGCGCCTTGTGGCATCGCGCTACTAGCTGCTCGGCCGTTCGTAGCCACGTGCAGTGCTTGCACGTCTTCGGCGCCTGCGAGAACCCGTAGCGCGGACACGTACATGCGTACGCAAAAAAAGCGGGCGCAGCGCCCGCAACGCCACGTGACGTGACGTCGTAGGTGCCGCGCCCGCTCTGCGACCGAACCTTCACTCGCATGCCTTCACCGTCGCTCCTCCGTTCGGCGGCAGCAACAGCACCGGCTTCCCGGCCTGCCGCGCGTACCGAACCGTGGCCCACGTACCTGAACGCAACACCTCGCGTTCAGTCGCTGGCGTCGCCACGAGGACGTCGCACGCAGCGACGATCTCGCGGTTCCGCGCCAGCTCGCGCCCGGCTGTTGCCGGGTGCGCCGTGAGCCGAAACCCCAGAAGTGCGGCGACGTGCGCCGCGTGCTGATCCGCCCCGACTGCTGCCCCGTGATGGAGGTCTGTCGCGCCGCGTTCACGTAACCACCGCAGCGCCTCCATCAGCCCTGCCGCCTGCGCCGGAGTAACTCCTCGGCGCGTCCCAGTAAACCCGACGACCATCAGCCTCCTCCCGCCGCAACCGGGATGCGGCCGAAGCAAATGCCACGACGCGGCATGTAGACCGTCGCCTCGATACGCACCTCGACATCCGCCGTCGTTTCCGGATGCTGCGCGTAGTGCTCCCGCGCTACGGCTACAACCGCCGCCTGCGCGCCCGTCCAGTCGTCGAGGTGGTGACACCGCTTCACGCCCCGGCTCCACCGATACGCCTCGCACGAGCAGCCCAGCGCGCCGCTCGTCACGTGCCGCTTGATCTCGTGGCGCTCGCCCGGCCGGGAGTCCGACCGCACCCACGTCACGTGCTCCCACGCCGCTACCCGCCGCCGCGCCGCCTGCCCGCCTCGTCTCGCCATGCGCCCCCTTCCTGCCCGGCTCCCCGGCCGGGCCGCTA